AGCGCCAGAGCCTGTAAAGAAGAAAGTGATAGTTCCTAAGGCTACAACCGTAGCCAAAAAAGCTACAGCTAAAAAGACAACTAAAAAGGCTAAGTAATGTCTACTACAGGAACCACATCGTTTAACCTCGACATGGGGGATTTAATCGAAGAAGCCTTCGAGCGTTGTGGTTCGCAATCTCGCACAGGTTATGACTATAGAACTGCTCAGCGTAGCGTCAACTTAATGACGATTGAATGGGCTAATAGAGGCATTAATCTTTGGACTGTAGAACAAGGTCAGATTCCAATTAATATCAATGGTGGGCAGATTAGTTACCCTATCCCTGTGGATACTATTGATTTATACGATCATGTGATTCGTACTGGCGCTGGACAAAACCAAGTAGATATTAATATCACCCGCATTTCTGGCGATGACTACCTCACCATCCCTACTAAAAATGCCTATGGTCGCCCTATTCAGATTTGGATTGACCGCCAGTCTGGTAACGTGGATTCTATTCCTACGACTACGCTAGCTGCAAATGCGACCGCTACTGATACTACCTTAACTGTTGTAGATGCTTCTAATCTGCGTAGCCAAGGTTTTATTAATATTGGTTCTGAGACCATCCTCTACCAGAATATCTCTGGTAACCAGCTATTAAACTGCTACCGGGGGCAAAACAATACAACCGCAACTGCTCATACCAGTACTACAGGGGTATATGTAAACTACCTGCCTAACGTCAATATCTGGCCCACTGGCACCCCCGGTACTCAATACACCCTTATTTACTGGCGCATGCGTCGTCTGCAAGATGCGGGCACTGGCGTGAATACCCAAGATATCCCATTCCGGTTTATACCTTGCCTAGCGGCTGGATTAGCTTTCTATATGTCCCAGAAGATTGTGGGCATGGATTTAACCAGAGTGCCGTTTTTAAAAGCTGAATATGAGGAACAGTTTAAGTTAGCTGCAGACGAGGACCGTGAAAAGGCGGCGCTTCGTTTTGTGCCACGCAATTTGTACTATTCTAGGTAACCATGCCAAGTAAGTTTTCCTCTGGTAAGTTTGCAATCGCCGAGTGTGACCGCTGCGACCAGCGGTACATGCTTAAAGACTTGCGTATCCAGACTTTAAAGACCAAACCCTACAGAGTTAAGGTTTGCAAGACTTGCTGGGACCCAGATCATCCTCAGTTACAACTAGGTATGTACCCTGTAAACGACCCACAAGCTGTACGGGAGCCTCGTCCTGACGTATCATATTACTCTGGCGGATCTACTGGGTTATATACGTCTCAAACTGCTAGCAATAATGTTAACAATGCGGGATATCCTTCGGATGGTAGTAGGCAGATTCAGTGGGGGTGGAACCCTGTGGGCGGGGCAAGTGCTTTTGATAGGTATTTAACACCAAATAGCTTGATCCCAGTTATAACAGTCGGTACAGTAACAATAGTAACTACTTAGGAGTTTAAAATGGCAATGCAAAAACAACGCGGTATTAAAACTGGCGAACCCTTTGAACCAAAAAATGTAGAAGACAATATGAAAAAAGGCGGTAAAGTTATGAAAAAAGAATCTAAATCAGAAACAAAGAAAGAAATGGCTGCTGATAAGAAGCAAGATATAGCTATGATTAAAAAGGCATTTAAAGAACACGATAAGCAAGAACACAAGGGCGGCAAAGGCACCAAGATTACCCTTAAAAAGGGTGGTGTAACTGGCAAGGCTATGCGTGCTGTTGGTCGCAATATGGCTCGCGCCAATAACCAAAGAGGTCGTTAATATGGCTATCAATAACAAACCAGCTAGCGATTACGCTAAGCCCCACACAATGTCTGGAAGCACTGATATTGATTTAGGTGTTTCAGTTGATAAAGACCCAAACACTTTACGTGCTGATGAAGTTAATCCTTCTACTGTTGCGATGACTGTATCTATTGGTAACAAGGTTCGTGGTCCTAAAACTGACGGTATTGAAACCCGCGGTAATGGTGCTGCAACTAAAGGTCGTATTGCTAGAGGTCCGATGGCTTAATGAATTACGAAACGTTATATAACTCAATTCAGTCTTACGCTGAGAACACCGAAGCGCTGTTCGTAGCTAACATTCCTGTGTTTGTGCAGGAGGCTGAAGACCGTATATATAACTCAGTAAACATTCCAGCTTTAAGGAAAAACGTTACTGGCACATTAACTGCTGGAAACCAATACATTTCCTTACCTACCGATTGGCTTGCTAACTATTCCATTGCAGTTGTAGATACTACAGTTACGCCTAACGCTTATAACTTCTTGATTAATAAGGATGTTAACTTCCTACGGGCAGCATATCCNACAGTNGTAACNACCNNNGGTACATATCAAGGAACNCCNGGAACTTTGCCTAAGTATTANGCATTGTTTGGNTCNCAGTACACCAACGTTAATCAAATGACTTTAATGGTAGCCCCTACTCCAGACTCTAGCTACCCTGTGGAAATGCACTATTTCTACTACCCACCTACTATTGTTCAAGGGCAAATTAATGGCTTAAGTGCTATTACTCCCGGGGCGCTATATACCAATGGTGTATACCAAAACGTTCCATTAACAGGTGGTTCAGGTGCTAATGCAGTTGCTGATATTGTAGTTTCTGGGGGAGCAGTTACTAATGTTACCCTTACTTTTGGTGGCAATTTCTACGTTGTAAATGACGTACTTTCTTGCTCTTCTTTGGGTTCTACTGGTACAGGGTTTTCCATTAATGTAACTTCTGTATCAAATGCAACTGGAACTAGCTGGCTTGGCAATAACTATGACCCAGTATTGTTCTATGGCGCTATGCGTGAAGCTATGCTCTTTATGAAGGGCGAACAAGATTTAATTGGTTATTACGAGAATAAATACCAAGAAGCTATGGCTGAACTTAAACGTCTTGGCGATGGTCTTGAGCGTGGCGATGCTTACCGCGATGGTCAAACTAAACTTATGGTTAAAACATAATGGCTATTGTTCAAGGGTCTACCACTACTTTTGCCCAGAATTTGCTTAATGGTAATGAGGACTTTACCAACGGCACTTACTATATTGCACTCTATAACGCTAATGCTAGCTTGGACAATACGACCACAGCCTATACAACTACCAATGAAATTACAGGCACAGGGTATACGGCTGGTGGGCAACCTTTGACTATTACAGTTACGCCCACAATAGATAATACCTATAACTCTTGTTTTATATCCTTTGCTAACGCTATTTGGAACCCCGCAGCGTTTACTTGTAGAGGTGCCCTAGTTTATAATTACACGACAAAGGCAGCATGTTTTGTATTGAACTTCGGGTCAGACAAGACTTGTATTAACAGTTTTACAGTGCAATTCCCGGTGGCAAGCGCTTCGTCTGCTATTTTATCAATTAGTAGCTATACAAGTGCTACTGTTATCAGTTCTGGTGATTAAGGAGTTTTTATGCAAAATGAATTAGTAGGTTCTGGCGATTACGCTATAGCTACATTACAGGCAAATGCCGCCTCTAAAGAAAATTTAAATTCTGATGGCTACTACCACGTAGTTTGCCGTGATAAAGACGGTAATGTTAAATGGGAAGATGGTTTTGAAAACCAAGTGATGCAGGTTGGTAAGATTCTTGCCATGAATACTTTGTTGTATACCGCATCAGGGTATACCCTAGTTGGTCCATATCTTGGTTTGATTACTAGCTCTACTGGTTATTCAGCTACAGATACTATGGCTTCTCACTCTGACTGGACCGAGTTTACTAACTACACAGTTGGTGGTTCCGCAGTGCGTGGTACAGCTGTGTTTGCAACTGCTACTGGTAATAACGTAACTACTTCTGGCTCAAACGTTGTTACTAGCTCTGCTTCTGCTATTACTTACACCATCACTGGTGCAGGTGGTACAGTTGCTGGATGCTTCTTGGTAACAGGTACAGGCGCTTCTTCTACTATTAGCTCTACTACAGGTACATTGTGGAGTGCTGGTGGATTTGCTGTAGCTAAAGTAACAACTGCTGGTGACACTGTAACAGTTACATATTCGACAACTGCTACTAGCTAAGGAGTCTTAAATGACTTTCGTAGTTGCAGATAGAGTCCAAGAAAATGGAACTGTAAGTGTTGGTACTGGCTCAGTAACTCTGAGCGGTGCGGTAAACGGCTATCAGTCTTTTGCCTCTGGTATTGGTAACAACAATACTACGTACTACACCATTTATGATCCTGCTTCCTATGCTTGGGAAGTGGGTCTTGGCACCGTTACAACTGGACCAAATACATTAGCCCGTACAACCGTATATGCAAATAGTGCGGGTACTGCACCATCTAAGATTAGCTTTAGCACTTCAAATACCCTAACTGTATTTGTTACTTACCCAGCTGAAACTGCAATCTACACGGGCTCATCTGCATCACTTAATTCGGTAACAACTACTAAGTCAATTAGCAGCTCAACAAATATGGCTCCGTTTAATTACGGAACATTGAGCTATTCAGACACAGGCATATTTGCTTCTTACCAAACTAGCGTAAATAGCTACGCTCAGATGATTTTGCAGAACTCTTTAAACGGAACTGCAGCTTCTGCTGATTATATTGTTAGCTCAGATGGTGGCACAGCAACCACCAACTATGGTGACTTTGGTATTAACAGCTCCGCATATACAGGTACTGGCCCATTAAATGCTGCCAGCATGGTGTATTTGTATTCACAAAGCACTGACTTAACGATTGGTACAAATAGCTCTAACGCTATTCACTTTACGATTAACAACCAAGCAACAGATGCTATGACTATTAATACGTCTGGCTCTATTGCAATTAACGGTCAGACTGGTTCGTTAGGTCAAGTTCTTATTTCCCAAGGCTCTAGCAATCCTCCATCATGGGGTAATGCTGGTGGTAACTTAGTTGTAACTGACTTTACTGCAACTGCTGGGCAAACTACATTTAGCGTAACTTATGTAGTTGGTACTGTATCTGTATATCGCAACGGTATTAAACTTGGGTTGGCAGACTTTACCGCAACTAACGGTACTTCTGTTGTGCTATCTACTGGTGCTGTAGCTGGTGATTTGATTGAGATTCAGTCTTTCTCAACCCTAACTTTATATAGTGCAATTACATCTCAAGACTTTAGTGGTACAGGCTCACAAACTGTATTTACACTTAATACCAACCCAGCTAACTCAGCATCGCTTTTAGTTGCTATTAACGGTGTTGTACAAGACCCAGCGAACTACACAATATCTGGCAATACACTAACCTTTACAACTGCTCCAGCAACTGGTACAAATAACATCTCAACCCGTACATTGGGCGTTCCAGCTACCACTGCAGTATCATCATTCTCAGCTGGTACAACAGGCTTCTCACCAACTTCAGCAGCTTCTGGTGCAGTAACTCTTAGCGGTATTTTGAACGTAGCTAATGGCGGTACAGGCTTAACCACATTAGGCTCTGGGTACATCCCTTACGGTAACGGTACATCGGCATTTAACAGCCTGTCTACATTTAACTTTGACGGCTCAACATTATTCTCACCAAATGCTTCCCTATCTGGTAATTTAACTTTCAGTGGTACTGGGTCAAAAATCCTTGGTGACTTTACCAATACTACTTTAGCTAATCGTACAGTTATCCAAACATCAACCACTAACGGTGCTACTGGTGTTTATGTAGTTCCTAATGGCACAAGTACCGCAGCTTCTATTCAAGCATTAAACGCTGCTACCCCTACTAATGCATCTAAGATTTTAATTGCAACTAACGGATCAACAGACGTTCAGTTGGTATCAGGTATTAATGGATCAGGCACTTACTTACCACTGACATTTTGGAATGGTGGTGCTGAACAAATGCGTCTTACTACTGGTGGTTTATTGGGTATTGGCACTGCTAGCCCATCTGCAACTTTAACTGTTGGTGGTACAGGTATTGCTAATGCTACTTGGACTTCTTCTACTCGTCCTGGATCTCCTGTGGCTGGACAACAAGGCTACAACACAACAATTTCAGATTTAGAGTTTTGGAATGGTTCTGCATGGACTCGTGTACTTAACTTAAATACACCATCTACTTATGCAGTCACTTATTTAGTTGTTGCTGCTGGTGGCTCTGGTGGAACTAACGGAACAGGTTCTGGTACTCCAGGTGGTGGCGGAGCTGGTGGATATTATTCTGGTACAGCCACAGTATCTTCGGGTACAACATATACTGCATCTATTGGTGCTGGTGGTGCTCAAGTTACTACACAAAATGGGAATGGGTTTCAAGGTAGTAATTCATCTTTAATTGGCGGTGCTATTTCTTACACAGCTATTGGTGGTGGATATGGAGCTGGTGCTGGTGGCAACGCTGGTGGTAATGGTGGATCAGGTGGTGGCGGCAATAATGGTACAGGTGGTTCAGGTACAACAGGTCAAGGAAATGCTGGAGGTGCTGCATCTGGTTCGGGTGGTGGTGGAGCTGGTTCTGCTGGGCAATCAGGATCTCCTTCAGGTAATGGTGGTTCTGGATTGCAGTGGGTAGATAATATTTATTACGCTGGCGGTGGTGGAGGTGGTGGTCCAACTAGTTCCAATTCAAATGGTGGTATTGGTGGCGGTGGAGCTGGTGGTTGGACAGGCAGTTCACAAGGTACAAGCACTCCTGGTAATGCTGGAGCACCAAACACAGGTGGTGGCGGTGGAGCTGGTGCTTATCTTCCTTCTGGGCCTGGTGGTTCTGGTATTGTTGCTATCGCTTATATTTCTGATGCTCCTCGTGGACAAGGCGGTCAAGTAAGTTCGTACACCACTGGTGGGGTTACATACCAAATTCATTACTTTACATCTAGCGGTACTTATATAGGTTAATGGAGAAAATTAAATGAGTCATTTTGCAAAAGTAGTTGACGGTAAGGTTACACAAGTGATTGTGGCTGAACCTGAGTTTTTTCAAACATTCGTAGATTCAAGTCCTGGCACTTGGCTACAAACTTCATACAACACCCGTGGTGGTGTTCATTATGGTCAAGACGGAAAGCCAGATGGCGGTGAAGCATTGCGTGGTAACTACGCTGGTATTGGTTTTACATACGACCAAGCCAATGATGTTTTTTATCCACCACAGCCGTTTGCATCTTGGGTATTAAATAAAACCAATTGGACTTGGGAAGCACCCGTTGCATATCCAACAGACGGAAAAGCATACAGTTGGGATGAAGCAACCAAATCTTGGGTAGAAATTAAGGCTAAATAATGGCAACGACAATCGCATCAACAGACGTAGGCGGAACAGGTCTATCAACCGTAGGAACAAACGGTCAGGTTCTTACGTCTAATGGTACGACCCTATCTTGGCAAACACCATCTGCTGGTACTTCATTTAGTGCTGGTACAACAGGTTTTACTCCTAATACTGCAACAACAGGAACAGTAACACTTGCTGGTACTCTAAACGTATCTAATGGCGGTACTGGATTAACCTCCCTCACGACTGGATATATTCCTTTTGGGTCAGGTACAAGTGCTTTTGGAAACTCAGCTAATTTATTTTGGGACAACACCAATGGTCGTTTAGGTATTGGTACAAGCAGCCCTGCGCAAAAATTAGATGTTGCAGGAAATACTTCTTCATATAACTTTAATATTTCAGCTAACACTGGAACAGTTGGCATAGGTTCAAACAGTTATGTGCAGTTTGCAAATGGTTCTGGAACACCAGCAAATACAATGATTTTTGTTTCCAATTCTGCGGAACGAATGCGTATTGATTCTAGCGGAAATGTGATATTAACTGCAGCTGGTAACTTAAATCTAAGTAACTTAAATACTTATTCAGCAAATTCAAGCGGGTATCAAAAACTACCAAGTGGAATCATTATTCAATGGGGGACAAATAATAATACAGCTGGCTCTTGGACTACATATACATTCCCAATAGCATTTCCTAATAACTGTTATAACGTAACTGCATCACAACGATGCGGATATTATGGTGGAATTGTTTCGGGATGCGTACAAAATGGCTCACCTAGTACAACAGGATTTAACTATGCACAAAATGGCGGTGCAGACACTTTTGCATGGATTGCGATAGGAAATTAATATGTTTTATTACTCAAAATCAACTAAAGGGTTTTATACAGAAGACATTCATGGCGATAATATGCCGTCTGATGTTGTAGAAATTACTGTCGAACAACACCAAAATCTTATGGCTGGGCAAGCTATTGGCAAAGAAATTACCCCCGATAAAAATGGTAATCCAGTTTTAACTGATCCAGTAGTAACGCAAGATGTATTAGATTTTAAAGAATCGCAAAAATCAGCTATGGAAAAATTAACTGCACTTGGGTTAACACCAGATGAAATTGAAGCAGTATTGGGAATTAAATCATGACACAAGCCAATAACGTAGCTATTGAAAGCTCACAGATAAACTCTTCAGGTGTATTGACCGTCCCAGGCGGTGGTACTGGCTTGTCTACACTTACTACTGGATATATTCCTTTTGGTGCTGGCACAAGTG